TGGCCCCGATGGGGCCTTGGGTCCGTTCACACAACGCGGGGAAAGTGAACTTCTCCACCACCGGGACCGCCGCCACCAGCCATGCCTAGAACATCGGTTCGCCTGCCCCCTTCGTCGGGGCCGCCCCGGCCGGCTCCGCGGCCGGTCCGGGGGCGGGCTCCTGCTCCGGGGGTTTTTCCTGGGACAGCTTCGCCTTCAGATCCTCGGCCCTCTGCCTGGTGCTGTCCGCGACAGCCTGATTCACCGAGTCGGTGGAGTCAATGATGTCAGACACCGTGCCGATCTCGCCTGTTTCCGCGCGGTTATCGAGCTCGATCGCGGCGGCCAGCTCGGGCGTCTGCGGGAGATACTTGCAGAGCCGCTTGATGACGGTCTTCTTGCCCATCGCCACGTAGTCCGTGACCCACGGCCCGTTGTCTTTCGCGCGCGAGCGGTTGCGGATGCCATCAACCTCGGCCTTCGACATCGGCTCGTCGAACACCGGCGTCCCGTCGGCGAGGTGGGCCACCGTGTAGAAGCAGAGGATGTTCTTCTCCGAGCGATCCCCGTCGAGCTTCGGCTTGTGCTTGATGAACGGCTTGTCGCCGAGCTGGTAGTCGAAGTCATCGTCCTTGTAGACGACACGCGCGTCGATGTGCTTCACCCGCTCCGAGCGCACAGCGAGCCCGATGAGCCCGCGGTAGTCGGGGATGAAGACGCACTCGGTCACGTTCGCCTTCGAGTTCTTGAAGGGGACCAGGTGCGCGTGCTGCCCGATCTCGAGCCCGAGCCGCGAGGCGTTCATCACGGCGTTGAAGAGCGAGATCGGCGTGCAGTCTCGCAGCGCCGGCGTCTTGGTCGCCGACAGGGCGACGAGCGCGATCATGCGCTCCGGCGTGAGGTGTTTCGGGAGGATTGCCTCCAGCCGGGGCTTCATCCGCTCCAGGAGCCCGTCGAACGTGATCGGCTCCTTCTTTGTCGCGACTGTCGTGCCTGGCTTTGTGGTCATTTAATCGCCGACCCCCACTTTCACTTGGTAAGCCTTGAATACCTCGAACGCCTTGCCCTGCTTCTCGAACGTCTTCAGGTTCACGCCGCAGTGCACGAGGTCGGAGAGAATGGCGACCTTCGTGTCGTCGCTCATCACGCGCTGATTGATCGCCGCTGCCACCGCCAGTCGATCGAGCGGCGCCGATCCTTCCAGTGCCTTGCGGTCGAACGTGACGCGGCCGTCCTGCTCCGACCAGTAGACCCGGAGCCCCCCGCCCTCGACGGCGCCCTTCTGTCCCATGAGCCCCTGCAACTTCTCCTTCGCTGAGGCGAGGAGGTTCTCCGACGTCTCGCCGAGCTCCTTGGCCTCGAGGTACATCCGCGCCGCCTCGCACCACTCGACGTCGCTGCGGACGATGAGCTCGCCCCCGCCGGCGGCCTGTTCGGCTTTCGCGAGCTGGGCCACGAGCTCGGGGGTCGTGTTCGGCGTCTCGGGCGGCGGAATCCGCTTCTCGACGTGCTGGTGCCAGAACTGCTCCTCCTTCACGTAGAGCGCGTCGATCAAGTCGAGGTCGCGCTCCACGTCGAAGTGGATCAGCTCCCAGGCGTCAGCGTTGAAGAGGGCGAAGCTCCCCCACTGGTAGCCGGTGACGGCAAGGTTGTGCTGCATCTGCACGATGTAGTGCAGCGGCAGCCCCTCGCGCTTCACCTTCGCGAACGTCCAAATGGCCGGACACTTCAACTCGAGAACGCCCGGGCCCAGGCGTGGACGGCTCTTGAGTATCCGCCCGTCCACGTTGCACAGCATGAACGGGTAGCTCCGATGGACCACTTGAGCGAGTCGCTGCGTCTTCCGCCCCGTAAGCTCGGTGTAGAGGCGACGCGCCACCGCTTCGAGATAGATGCCGCGCTTCATCTGAGCGTTCGGGGGATCGGGCTCGCGGAGCCCGAGCTTCAATTCGTACAACTCGCGGGCACTGCGGTAGGGATTGCACCCGAGCACCGATGCGGCATCGCTGCCACCGATGCCCAGCTTGCGGGCCTCGATCTGCTCTTTGGTGAGACCGGACGTCACGCTCGTCGCCATGTGCCTCTTACTGTTCTGCGGTGAGCTTGCGGTACAGCTCCAGAATCTCGTCGAGGGAGTGGCGCCGGAGGATCTGCCCACGCGCGTAGCCGTAGTGCTTGGCGACCACTCGGACGGCCTTCTGTTCCAACCGACTGCAGTCAGCCCAGATACGCGGCCCACGCTTCTTGGGGGTCTTTTTCGGGCCTTGCGCTGTCGCGACAGCCACGATACCGTACCTCTTCGGTTTACCGAGTTGTCAAACGGTGTCGAAGGACAACCTACTAGGGGAACCGAGGAGAGTCAAGTATGCGCTTCTGGCGGAGCCGTGCCAAGATGGCCGTCGCCCTCGTCTTGGTCACAACCGTCGGTGCGACACCGGCTTGGCTGGTGGATCGGTGGGTGGTGCGCCTCGCCCCGCTGGTCTCCCTCGCCCTGTCCCTGGTCCTCATCGTGGCGCTGCTCACCTGGCTCGACTTCGACGGGCTGGTACGGCGCTGGAAACAGGCGGAGGAGTGTGATGGGAAAGCGGAAACCTGAGGTGGAGCGGGGCGACATTCACAAGCGGATGATGGCCGTGGTCCGCGAGCAAAACCTCACACAGGCCGACCTCGTGCGCGGCACGGGCGCAACGAGCCCAACGGTGAGTGACTGGTTCAACAAGGGCGCGGTCCCCGATGCCGAGAAGCTCGGGCACTTCTGTCGCCTCACACGGACCAACGCGCACTGGATGATCTTGGGGACGGGGCCGAAGACGGCGCCCGGAGAAGGCGAGACGGAGACCGACGTCGCGTTCGCCCTCGGAGCGCGCGCGGTCCTCGCAGAATTGCGGCGACTCCTCGCCAACGTCGAGGTCGCCTACTTCGGCAATCGCGCGACTACTTTAGACGCCGCAGCCCTGGCTGCGATGAAGGTGATCGAGCGAACAAGCGGGCCGCCTCGGCGTACCCGTCATCAGGCTCAGTAGCGTTCAGCGCCACGTTGCTCGGCGTGAGTACCCCCTCCACGTCCTCCGCCCGCAGTCGCCGGTAGAGCTCGTACACCGGCCCCTGGGGCGTGGGCCGCACCAGGATCCGATCGCCTACCAGGAACTGATGGAGGGCCCGTGTAACCTCGAACACGGCGACCGCCACAATCGCTGGGAGTTGTAGGGTCATTGCGCCTCCTTCCTGGCGTTCGCCCGCCAGCGCCGAGTGCGCTGCTTCCCCCGAGGTGCCCGCTCCCACTGCCGTTTCCGATGCTCCTCGACGAACTTCCTCCGCCGTCCGGTTCGTGGTTGTACGAGTAATCGCCCGCAGCCGCAGGCGCAATGAGAAGAATCGACCTCGGTTGACCGCATCGGTGCCCCTAGGGGGTGGGGCCGTACGATAGAACGGGCACGACGAAACGGCAAGGCCCGAGTCGCGGAAAACTAAACAGCGCCCGCGGTCACCCACGGACGCTGCTAGTCGGCGGTTACTCGAGGCGTGACTCGATTGGCCGCACGCCGACGAATGTAGGAGGACTACTTGCCCCGGGCAAGGAGAACAACGCTCGCCGCCCCGGCTCCGAGAACGAAGGCCGTTGTTCTCCCTGGACACCGCGGCAGAAACTCGATCCCGAGCATCCGGCAGTCGGCGACGGTCAACACCTGCGCGAGGTGCCGCTCAAGCTCGGCAACGCGCCCCTCCGCGACCACCGCCCGCGTACTCTCCGCCCGGAAGGCCAGCTCCCACTGCCGCGCCACGCGCTGCCAGTCGATCGCCACGCCGCGGATCTCGGTCGTCGTCATGGCCGGCGTGACAATGGGGATCAGCACTTGGCGCGTGCGCGCCGTGTCGGCATGGGCCCGGCTCGCCGCGGCGAGCTTCGCGATGCGACCGCGGTACGCTTTGCCGCTCGCGAGGGCGTGTTCCGCGGCCTGGATGATTCGCTGGTCCTCGGCCCCTTGGCGCGCGGTCCATTGCGCGAAGACGTACAGCGCGATCGCCCCGATCGCGATCGTCACGAGCGGCACGCGCAGCCGGACGTTCGTCATCGCACCGGCTCCGGCGTCGCCGGCAGCTTCGTGATGAAGCGGGCGAGGATCGCGCGCAGCGCGGCGGGGTCCACGTCAGTGGGATTCGCGAGGTGCCGGCTGAACTCAGTGGCGAGCAGCACGACCTGGCCGTCCGTCAGGTTCTCTGCCCAGCGGAGGACCTTCGGAACACCCTTCATGCCGCCTGCCACTGACGCACTTCGTCCTCGCGACGCTTCACGAGGATGGGGTCCACCTGGCCCGCCGAGTAGATCCACCGTCGGAGCTGCGCGGGGACGGTAGTGTAATCGCCCGTGTTCAGGAGACGCAGCAGCGTGGAGTTGCGGAAGGCCGTCACGCCCACGTTGAAGGCGAAGGAGACCAGGGCGTCGAATTGGTGCGGCGTAAGCGGGACGCGCACCGCGGCGCCGACCGCGATCTCCGCCGTCTCGAGGTCCCGTCGCAGCAACTCGTCGACCTGCCCGTCGGTTAGCCCCAGGTGCCAGTCGACGGAGAGGAGGATCTTGCCGGACGTGAGCTCGTCCTTGGTGAGGAGGTGCCCCACGCCGATCGTCGGCAATCCGGCCGAGTCCCGGTACATCGTCGGAACGACACCCTCACGCCGCTTGAGCGCTTCGAGCCCCGCGCCGCTGGTCTTCACGAGGGCTCCTTGACGCGGGCAACCCTAAGCGCCTTCGCGGCCGTGCGGGTGATGATACCACCAGATTCCTCGGC